CGGGCAGTGCGCCGGGCACCGCCGCGCTCAGCGGTGTGAGCGGGGCAGGGCAGATCGGTTCCGTCGCTCCCAGCGTCACGGTCGCCCTCACGGGCGTCTCGGCGACCACGGCCGTCGGGTCGGTCGGGCGGCAGACCGCCGTCGTGCTCACTGGCACGGTCGGTACTGCGGCAGTCGGCACTCTCACGGCGAGTGGGGGATCGCTCGTCGCGCCGGTGCAAGTCATTGCCGCGCGCGGCGCCGCGACGAATGTGACGACAGCGATCGGCGCGGGAACCACTGTCCTTGCCGCGATCGGCACGGAGGCAGGCTAAATGCCGGCGGCGAACAGTTTCGAATTTCGCAAAGGCGAAGACGTCGATGTTGATTTCGTGATTCGCGAGAGCGATAGCGCGACGGCCGCGGTGCGCGACATTACCGGGTGGACGTTTTCCTTTAAGGTGAAGCGCCGGGACAGCGATGCGGATCCGTCCGTCGTCACGCCGACGATCACCGTGACGGACGCGGTGAACGGCGCCGTGAAAGTGGTAATCGCGTCCGCGGATCTGGACGCTATGTTCGGGGACTATCGCCACGCGTTCTGGCGCACGAACACGGGTGCGAAGTCGTGTCTCTCGGAAGGCTTATTCAGTGTCGTCGATACGGTGGAATCGTGAAGCCGACAACGGAGCAGAGTATCCGCCTCCTGGTGCAGAACCGATGAGTACGCCTCGCGAACCGCGCCGCTCCGCGTATCAGCGTGGGTATACCAAGCGCTGGGCCGTCTATTCGGCGGACTGGCGCCGACAGCATCCGCTATGTGGCGAGCGCGCAGATGGGCAACTCTCCGCAGCGCATAGCCTCTGTGTGCGTGCTGGTCGCGTGGGCTCGGCGGACGTGACGGACCATATTCAGCCCCATCGTGGCGATCAACGGTTGTTCTGGGATCCGGAGAACCATCAATCGCTCTGTGAAACGTGTCACAACGCGAAGAGCCAGCGCGAACGGGGAGGGGGATCGAAATCTCTGGATGACAACGGCCGGGAGACCGCGCCCGAGCCACGCGCATCGAGTCGCGAATTCAAGATTTCATGATCGTGTTGAAAGGATAGGACTTCGAGGAATCAAGGGATGGCGAACGGACATGGCGGCCGCCGCGTGGGGGCGGGTCGGAAGCCGAAATCAAGTTTGGAGCACGCGCTAACGGGTGATCCGGGTCATCGCGGACGGGTGCTGCCGCATCCGAGTGCGGTGCCGGTGCCTGGCGTGGCGCCGATCGACGAGTTCGACGCGCCCGATGACCTGACCTCAGAGGAACGGAACGTCTGGCTCGAGCTGGCGCCATTCGCCTTCAAGAATCGGACGTTGACGCGGGCCACGTCCTACACGTTCCGCTTGCTCTGCCGGAATATCGTCGCGGAACGGGCGCTGCGGGAGAGCGTGTTGACTCGGAACGCGGCCGACCACCGGGGGTTGATGCGCGAGATCAATACCCGGCTGCTGCAGTTCCAGTTGGCACCGTGCGGGAAGGCGATTCTGACGGCGGACGCCGAAGAAGCGACACCGGTGAGCAAGCTCGATCGGTTTACGAAGCGTGCGTAAAAAGCCTGTCTTGGATCCCGTGACGCGCTACGCGCGCGATGTCGTCGACGGTACGGTCGTCGCGGCGAAGCTCGTGCGCCTCGCGTGTCAGCGGCATCTGCGGGATCTCGAACAACGGACGACGAAAGGTCTCGTCTGGCGGTCCGATCAGGCGCAGCGCGTGATCGAGTTTTTCGCTGACGTCCTCTGCCTCCCCGATGAAGGGGAGGACGGATCGGTCACGAGCGGGAAACCGTTCCTCTTGTCGCCGTTTCAGCAGTTCATCGCGGGCTCGCTGTTCGGTTGGTACACGAGTGCGGGCACTCGACGCTTCCGCGTCGCCTACATCGAGACGGCGAAGGGCTCCGGAAAGACGCCGTTCGGGGCCGGCCTGTTGATCTATGGCGCGGTGGCCGATGGGGAACGGGGCGCGCAGTGCTACTGCGCTGCAGTGACGAAGGATCAGGCCAAGCTGGCGTTCACCGACGCCGAGCACATGGTGCAGGTGTCGCCGGAATTGAATGCGCTCTTCGATCAAAAGGTCAATAATCTGGCGATCTTGGAGACGGGGTGCTTCATCCGGCCGATCTCGGCGGAGAAGCGCGGGTTGGACGGCAAGCGAGTCCATCTCGCCCTGATCGATGAGCTCCATGAGCACCCGTCCAATGTGGTCACGGCGAAGATGCGCGCCGGGACAAAGAATCGGCTGAACGCGCTGATTCTGGAGATCACCAATAGTGGCTTCGACCGGGAGACCGTCTGCTGGGAGCACCACGAACTGTCCCGCCAGATTCTCGAAGGGCAGGTCGAGAACGATGCCTGGTTCGCGTTCGTCTGTCATTTGGACGCGTGCGCGCGGTGTCAGGCGGCCGGGAAGCTCCAACCCTCCGACGACTGCCCGGACTGTGACGACTGGAAGACGGAAGGTCCGCACTGGCTGAAAGCCAATCCGAATCTGGGGGTCTCACTCTCCTGGCAATACCTCCGGGAGCAGGTTCGGGAAGCGATCGAGCTGCCGTCCCAACGGAACCTCGTGCGGCGGTTGAATTTCTGCCAGTGGACGCAGCAGGCGACCGTCTGGATTCCGCCGGAAGCCTGGGCGGCGTGCCGCGGGACGATCTCCGCCGCCTCGGTCGCGCAGCGCGAGTGCGTCCTCGGGATCGACCTCTCCGACAAGATCGATTTGTCGGCCGTCGTCGCGATCTTCCCGCGCGAGATGGCGAAGCCGTCCGCGGGAGAGACGCCAATCGACTACGCCCTCGACGTCCTGCCGTTCTTCTGGATGCCCGAGAAGACGCTGGCGCGTCGCGCGCAGGAAGACAAGATCCCCTATCCCGACTGGGCGCGAGACGGCTACGTCTTCACGACGCCAGGCAGCCTGATCGACCACGATGCGATCGTGGAATTCATCATCGGCACCTTGGCCGCGAAGTATCACATTCGCGGCATCGGCATCGACCAAGCCGGCGCGGCCGGCGTCGTCTCGAAGCTGCAGCGACACTTCGGGGACGAGCTCGTCGAGGAAATCCCGCAAGGCTTCCGGCGCCTCTCCGAGCCCTCGAAACTGCTCGAGGCGCTCATCATCAGCGGGAACCTGACGCATGACGGGAATCCCTGTCTGACCTGGTGCCTGGGAAATATGGCGACGGAGGAGAACGCTTGGCGTGAGATCCGGCCCGTCAAAATCAGCCAGCGGAAACGCATCGACGGCGGCGTGGCCCTGATTGATGCCATAGCCAAACTACAGCGGGCGGCCCCGCCTGACCGGTCCGTCTACGAGACGAGGGGATTGGCCACGCTATGACCCACGCGATCGCCCAGCGACGGGATGAACTCTTGACGGTGCAGGAATTTGCGGCGCTCGTGCGCATGCATCCCCTGAGCATCTATCGGCTCGTGCGAGCCGGTCGGCAGCCCGGCGCGTGTCGCGTTGGTCGGGAGATCCGGATCGACATTGCCGTCGCGCTACGTCCAACCTGTATACATACGTCTAATTCCCTTCCACTGACCGCCGTCGCATCCTAAAGCGACGGCTCGTGTCCCAACTGAATCTCCTGTTGTCGATCGTCGGCTTCGTGTCGATCGTGATCGGCTGCGTCCTCGTGTGGGGCGTCGGGTGGGCGTTGCTGGCCGGAGGCCTCGTGTTGTTCATCGTCGGCGGCGTGGGGTCGGCGCGTGAGGGCCGGTGAGAAACCCGTTTGCCGCGCTGTTCGAGCGCCGCAGCATCGGGTCGCCCTTCGATCTGCTGACGTATCTGCTCCGCGGCGCCGAGAGTTCGGCTGGGCAGCTCGTGAACGAGCAGACCGCCCTCAACGTTGCCGCCGTGATGACGTGCGTCTCGCTCCGCAGCCGGGCGCTCGCCAGCTTGCCGGTGCGCGTCTATGAGCGGCTCGACGAACGGAGTAAACGGCCGGCGGTCAATCACCCGCTCTCGCGCGTGTTGGCGCGGCCGAATCCGTGGCAGACGCGATCCGAGCTGTTTTCCATGCTGGAAGCGCATCGGACGCTCAGAGGCAATGGCTATGCCTGGATCAATCGCGTGACGGCGCAGTCACCAGACGGCGTCGAGCGCGATCAGGTCGCCGAGTTGATCCCGATGCATCCCGATCGCGTGGAAGTGATCGATGCGCAGGATGAACTCTCCGGGCCGACGCAGTATCGCCTGCACCGAAAGAACGGGCAGGTGATTCCGCTCGCCGCGAGCGAAGTACTGCACCTGAAAGGCCTCAGCACGGACGGCCGAAAAGGTCGGGCGGTGCTCCAGGATGCCCGCGAGGTCATCGGCGGCGCGCTGGCCACCCAGGAGCACGCCAACACGTTTTGGAAAGGCCACGCCCTGCCCCAAGTCGCACTGAAGCATCAAAAGACGCTCAGTCCGGCGGCCAAAAAGAACCTGGAAGACTCCTTCGAAGCCACCTATGGCGGCGGCAAGGGGAAAAAACGCGTCGCCGTCCTCGAAGAGGGGATGGACATCACGCCGCTCTCGATGACCGCCGAAGATGCGCAGTTTCTAGAGACGCGCAAGTTTCAGCGTGGCGAGATCGCTGGCTGGTTCCATGTTCCCCCGCACATGATCGGCGACACCGAAAAAACCACGTCGTGGGGGACAGGGATCGAGCAGCAGCAGATCGCGTTTCTCGTCTTCACGTTGCGTCCGGATCTGGTGGCCTGGGAGCAACGGTTGACCCGCGATCTCGTGACGCGGCCCGATAAATATTTCGTCGAATTCGCGATCGAAGGCGTCATGCGCGGCGACGCCACATCGCGCGCGTTGTTCTATCGCACCATGCGCGAAGTGGGCGCCTTCAGTGCGAACGACATCCGCGCGCTCGAAAATCTGAACCCGATCGAGAACGGTGATGTCTATCTGCAGCCTGTGAACCTGGCGCCGCTCGGGTATGACCCGAGCAAGGTGCCGTCTGGAGGAGGAGGCGCCGCGTGACGCTCGACCGCCTCGTCGTCCCGTTGGAGATTCGCGCGCTCGCGGACGACACGCGCACGTTCGACGGCTATGGGTCGGTGTTCGGCGTGCTGGACAGCTACGCCGATGTCGTCGCCAAAGGGGCCTTTCGCCGGACCTTAAAAGAGGCGAAGGCCAAAGGGCGGATGCCGGCGTTGCTCTGGCAGCACGATCCGCGGCAGCCGATCGGCGTCTACGAGGAGATGCGCGAGGACGACACGGGCCTGTATGTCAAGGGCCGACTGTCGGACACGCAGCTCGGACGCGAAGCCCATACGTTGCTCAAGGACGGGGCGCTCTCGGGACTGTCGATCGGGTTTCGCACGCTGAAATCCAAGATCGACGACGAGACCGGCATTCGGACGCTGACGGAACTCGAGCTGTGGGAAACCTCGCTCGTGACGTTCCCGGCCAATGATGCCGCGCGTGTTACGGGCGTGAAACACAACGGCGAACTCCCGACTGAACGAGAGTTTGAACGGTGGCTGCGGCGGGAGGCCGGGTTCACCGAGGCGGAAGCGAAAACACTCATCGCAAAAGGCTATCGACAGGTGCGGCGGGAGGCCATGCCATCTGACGAAGCCTGCGGGGAACTGCTGGCGCTGGTGAGTCAGCGCGCAGCGATCTTCACAGGAGCACAGAGGTCATGACCACGTTTACCGTGCCGCTGCTGCTGGCAGCGCTCCTCGCCGGTCTCGCGCCGCAGGCGCTGCCGGTCTATCAAGTCAATGCGTGGAATGTCGGCACGCTCAAGGTCGAGCCGTGGCGGCAGCGTACCAGCGCCCTCATCCGATCCGTCAGGACCATCCTGCCGGCCTGCCTCCAGCGTTTGTGGGGCAATGAACGCGGAGAGGTCGTCATTGATCTCGCCGCAGTCAAAACGGCGCTCGAGGAATCGAACAAGCTCTTTCACGGCCAGTTCAAGGACGTGATGGAGAAGATCAAAGGGCTGGAAGCCAAGGGCGCCGCGGTGGATCCGTTGCTCATTGAGCAGCGCGACAAGTTGAACAAGGCGATCGACGACTTCGCCAAGATGAACGAAGCGTTCATCGCGCAGCAGGCGGCAGTCAATCGCCTGGAGAAGTCTGGAGTGGTCGCGCATGACCCGAAGGTCGAAGCGGAGCGCGCCTCCCAACTCGATAGGTTCAATCGGGAACTCAAGGCGAATGCGGCCCTCCGCGGAGGCACGGCGCCTGACGTGGATGAGGCTGGCCTGAAGGCGTACACCAAAGCCTTCGGTATGTATCTGCGCCGCGGCCTGCATGGTCTCCAGCCAGAAGAATCCCGCGCCATGTCGGTCGGGTCCGATCCCGATGGGGGCTACACCGTCACGCCGGACATGTCGGGGCGGATCGTCCAGCGCGTCTTCGAGCTCTCGCCCATTCGGCAGTATGCCTTCGTCGAGACGATCGGCACCGATGCGCTCGAAGGGCAGAACGAAACCGACGATGCGTCGGGTGGCTGGGTGGCGGAGACCGGATCGCGCTCGGATTCCTCGAACCCCACGATCGGCAAGTACCGGATCGTCGCGCAGGAGATGTACGCGCAGCCGAAGTCCTCGCAGAAGCTGCTCGAAGACGCCAATCGCGACATTCAGGCCTGGCTGCAGCGACGCACGAGCGACAAGTTCGGACGGCTTGAAGCGGCGGCCTTCACGACCGGCAACGGGGTCACGCAGCCGCGCGGCTTCGCCAGCTACACGACGAACACGACGTCGGACACCTCGCGCGCGTGGGGCGTCTTCGAGCATGTGGCCTCTGGCACCTCCGGCACGCTTGGTACCGATCCGAACGGCGTGCAGAAGCTGATCGCGCTGATCCACAAGCTGAACCCGGTCTACATCCCTGGCGCGGCCTGGTATATGAACCGGAACACGTTGGCGACGGCGCGCCAGTTGACCGATGCCTCGGCCGCCGGCAAGTTCGTGTTCATCCCGTCCTTCACCGCGGGCATGCCGGATACGTTACTCGGCTATCCCGTCCGCGTCGTGGTCGACATGGTCGATCTCGCGGCGAACTCCCTGTCGATCGCGTTCGGCGACATGGCGGCCTGCTACACGATCGTGGATCGCGTCGGCCTCTCGCTGCTCGTTGATCCCTATACGGACAAGCCGAACGTGCGCTTTTACATGCGGCGCCGGGTCGGGGGCGATGTCGTGAACTTCGACGCGCTCAAGTTCATCAAGGCCGCGTAATCGGCCGAGCAAAGGAGCAGGAGCGATCATGCGTGATCTTGAAGCGCGGCTGGATGTGGTCCAGTCGCTCGTGCCCACTGGCGCCCGGACGGCTTCGGCCAATGGCACCGGCGTCGATCTCCAGGGCTACGACGGGGCGCTGGCGATCATCACGGCCGACACCATCACCGACGGCACGCACACGCCGAAGCTGCAGGAGTCGGACGACAACTCAACGTTCACGGATGTCGGCTCGACCGATCAGGTCGGGACGGCGCTCGTCGCGATTACGGCCGCCTCGGTACAACGCATCGCCTATATCGGGGCGAAGCGGTATATCCGCGTGGTCGTGACCGTATCCGGCGCGACGACGGGCGGGAAGTATGCCGCCTGCGTGGTGCGCGGGTATCCGTCGCGGCAGCCGCTGTAAGGCGACGATGGGCGGTCGGCTCGACGTAATCGTGCGCCGGCCGCCCGAGACGAAACCTAAGCAGGTGCCGGAGACGAAACGGCGATGATGCGCCCCAATCCGGTCGTCGTAACGCCGCCCACTCAGGAGCCGATCACGATTGCCGACGCGAAGCGGCAATGTCGCATCGCCGCGACGTTGCCGGACTTCGACGCCGAACTAGCGAGTCTGATTCAGGCCGTGCGGGTGGAGGCGGAGTTGTACCTGAATCGCGCGCTCCTGACGCAGACCTTGCGGGTGCTGTTCGACGACTGGGCCGACGTCTTCTGGTTGCCGCGCGCCGCACCGTTGCAATCGGTGTCATCGGTCACGTACTACGACGCCGGCGGCGTGCAGCAGACGCTGGCCACGAGTTACTACCTCGTCGACACCGATACCGAGCCGGGGCGCGTGCTTCGGGCGCCGAATCAAGCCTGGCCCGCCCTCCAGAGCGATCGGCGCGGCGGGATTGCGATTACGTATATGGCGGGGCGGACC